TTGCTGAAGAAAGATAACAGCCAACTTACGGAAGCGTTATATAATTGTTATGACAAAGAAGTCAAAAGAACAAATCAAGCAGGAACGGATTGACCGCTTGGCTAAAGCAAGAGAGGCCCGGATGGCAAAGGCCGGGCCTCCTCAAAGCATTCATCCAGATGTATATGCTAGACCAGCCGACTACTATCTATCGGTCAAGAATGTAAAACAATGGATCAAGTCAAACAAAGAGAATGTTGGACCATTGAAAAGGGCTGTTAGATTGAACACAAAAGGTGCTAAAGCAGAGCTAGCTATGGTCCAAGGTTATATCCGTAATATGGAGACTTATCTCCGTGGAGGTGACTGGGTTGATGATTTTTATGGTGAAAACCAGGAAAAAAAGATAAAATGGCGTACAGTTGTGCCAGCATATGATGAGGATGGATGTGTCAAATAAGATAAATAATAGCATGTCAAACATTATACAGTTTCCGACATCTAACAGCAAATCTACCAACCCAAATCTCACTGATGCAGATCGAGATTTACTTTTGCTCAAAGAAAAAATCCAGACCACAGAAGCAGCATTAGAATATGTGACGACTGAGACTATTGGCATGGTCCATAGACTTGGCTTTGATATTTCTCAAGAAGATTTTATCAAAGATGTCACTTTAATCGTTGACTCTGTTCGAGGTTTGATGTATCGTTCATCAGGCTTAGAGAGTCCAATCCACAAGTTTGTAGATGAAACCTATAAATGGGCAGAAGAAGGAACGGATAGAGCATACGCATATAACCCTGATTGGCATACCGATGACTATATACGGCATGCTACTGTTGATGAAGATGGTAACTTCATTGAAACAGATGAAAATGGAAACCCTTTAGAAGACAAATAAAATGGCTATATTATTAGATTACTCCCAAGTTGCTATCAGTAGTATCATGGGACAAGTGAATAACAGACACTCCGGTGGTGAGATAAATCAAGACCTAGTTCGTCATATGATTCTGAATGGCATTAGACACTACAATGTTACATTCGGTGAGAAGTATGGTGATGTTGTCATCTGTTGTGATGATAAGAACTACTGGCGTAAAGAAATCTTCCCTTATTACAAAGCAAGTCGTAAGACGGATCGTGACGCTTCTGGTCACGACTGGGGACTTATCTTTGAGTGTCTTGAAAAGGTGAAGCAAGAGATTCGTGACTATATGCCTTACCGCGTATTGCAGATTGAGCGAGCAGAGGCTGACGATATCATTGCAACACTAGTCAAGTACCACGCTGCAACATTAGAAGGTGGTGCTTATCCTGAGCCTTGTGTTATCATTTCTGGTGACAAAGACTTTATCCAGTTGCACAAGTGGGGAGAGACTTCACAATGGTCTCCCGTGCAGTCAATGGGTCCGTGGTAATCCAGATAAATACCTTCGTGAGCATATTCTAAAAGGTGATCGTGGTGATGGTATTCCTAACATTCTTTCTAAAGACGATACATTCGTCAATGGTGGAAGACAGACCCCCCTACGACAAAAGAAGATTGATGAGATTCTCGCTGACATTGATGAAGGTGAGTTACTATATGCTGCGTCCTGGCATGCAGCGTATTGTAGAAACGAGCAGTTGATTGATTTGACTATGATTCCAAGCGAAATCAAAAACAAGGTCGTCGATGATTATAGAGCCGCATCTAGCGGCGACCGGTCTAAGATATTCAACTATTTTATGGAAAAAGGCCTAAGTGGTCTTATGCAAAGTATCAAGGAGTTTTGATATGCAATTGTCTATTGCTGAAGTATTACAAAAAGTTGTCGGTGGCGAGAAAGTCGCTGGTAAAGCAAGGTTGTTAGAAAAGTATGATAGCGCTACGCTTCGTAGGATTCTCAAGTATGTCTATAGTGAGAAAATTACTTTTGATGGCTTACCAGCTGGTGTGCCTCCATACACCCCAAACGCTCTTGTGGATCAAGAGGGTATTCTTTATGCCGAGACGCGTCGTCTCTATCTCTTCACAGATGGTGGTAACCCTAATCTGAAACAAGCACGCAAAGAGGCATTGTTTATTGAGATGCTAGAGAATGTTGATTCCAAAGACGCTGGGGTTCTTATTGCTATGAAAGATAAGAAGCTGCCTGAGCCGTTCAAGAGTATCACAAAAGCCGTTGTCAAAAAAGCCTTCCCAGACCTATTGTAGATTCCTATGTCTGAGTATATGGTAGTTGGTAACGGACCTTCGAGAGAAGGTTTGGACCTTAATAAATTTATTGGTAAGTTGCCTGTCATTGGGTGTAATGCTCTTGCGAGAGATTACCCTGAGATAGATTACATTGCATATATGGACCCAGGTGTTCGTATAGAGCTTGACAATATGGGATTCCCTGTCAAGCGTATGCTCATCCCAACTATGAAGGATGAGTTCGAGCCACCTGAGTATGGTGTCAGTCGTTTCAAGAATAACGCTGGTGTCTTTGCTATGAAGAATGCTGTAACAATGGGTGCAACTAAAGTATATGTTCTTGGTATTGATTGTATGTACAAGACAGACAGCTGGTTGAAGAATGTTTATTCTGACACTGACAACTATAATGTTGAGGGTGTGCATGTTGAAGACCAGATCCGTAGGCAGAAGTATGTTGATTGGTTCTGTAGTGCTAATCCAAAGGTGAAGTTTATCTTTGCTGTCCCGGATAACTCATATGGATTCCATCCTATTGTCGCAAAGAACGTTACTGGTATTACATTTGAATCATTGGAGAAAAAGTATGCCTAAGTATGGCTGGTATGATCCAGAACTGGATTACGAATACGAAACAGATATGACATACGAAGAGATGCAGGGGTATAAAAAAGCAAACCCTCATCTACATCAAGTGTTCAACATCAACTTTACATCGGATCGTTATGACTCTGGTATTAAGAATGATGGGGGATGGAATGAGATGTTGGATCGTATTGCTGAGAAGAACCCTGAAGGTGACTTAGAAGGTCGTCGTAAGAAGTCTGCCAAAGAAATCAAGACAAGGGCAGCTATTGAAAAGAATCGGAAGAAGCTAGGTATCACCTATCAGAGGACCGATACAAGTGCAGGTATTGCAAAACACGGGCACCGGACGGACTAGATATGAGCGTACAAGCAAAACTAACAAAAAGAGAACGCCGCAGATTGAGACGAGATGGTCAAGCAGACCAGCAAGTCAAACAGAAACAGAAGCAATCATTCAATATAAAGAATGTGCAACCTATCACTGATAATCAAGGAGTAGCGTTTGATGAATGGAATGATGGACAGAATTTACTATTACATGGGGTTGCTGGGACTGGTAAGACCTTCCTTGGATTCTACCTTGGGCTCACCGAAGTGCTCGAAGCAGACACACCATATAACTCCGTCACAATTGTTAGAAGTGCCGTTCCGACAAGAGATATGGGATTTCTACCAGGTAACCTTGCTGAAAAGTCCAGAGCCTATGAGTTACCATACTATGCAATCTCTTCTGAGTTGTTTGGACGAGGAGACGCTTACGAAATCCTCAAGAACAGAAATGATGTCCAGTTCATCACTACATCACATGTCAGAGGGATAACACTACACGACACTATTGTGGTTGTAGATGAGATTCAAAATATGACAGCCCATGAGTTGGATAGTATCATTACTCGTTGTGGTAAGAACTGCAAAATCATCTTGTGTGGTGACTTTAGACAAAATGACCTTCAAGGTCAAGGTGAAGATTCTGGTGTCAAGTGGTTTATGAGGATTATATCTAAGATGTCTATGTTCTCATTTGTTGAGTTTGATAATGATGATATCGTCAGGTCCAAAATGGTCAAAGAATATATTATCATAAAAGATAAGTTGTCATAATGGCTACAATTGAGGTATTCTATCACGCATCCATTGGTGGTCGCGGAATGTTGAAGAAGAGTGATATTGGGTCATACTTTCCAGATGACCTTGCATCACTCAACCTCATTCCACACGAAGTCGACCAAGAGTATCCAAGTGCTCGCTGTCCTGCACAGAAAGAGTTTTGGAAGAATACCTGGACGTGTAAGACACCATTTGCTATTGATATGTCATTGTATCATAAACAGCAAAAGAGTATGATTACTAATATGGATAGAGATGGCGCTGATAC